AAGGATTAATTTCTTTGCGTTTTTTTGTGCAAAAAAGATTTTTATTAGAAAAGAATAGTTATATTTGCAGAAACAAAAACAATTGGCAATGGAAAAAGAAAAATTAATGAGTTATGTATTAGGATATAAGCCTGACTACATAGATGAAAGTGAAGTTGTATTTACTTTCTTATCCCAATCAGAATTACAGATTAATTGGAGAGGTATTTCACGTAAGTTTTGTGTGTATGGTACTGAATGGTGTCCTATTGAACAAGAAGACGATGAATGGTTTGATGATGGTTATTGCTTTGAAACTTCCGATTTAATGGAGTTTGAAAACTTTGCAGAAGAAAATGTTTGTATTCATTGCAATGGAGATGGATATGTTTATAACGACACGTCTGGACAATGCACAACAAGAATGTCAGATTGTTGTGGTGGATGTGGGAATAATGTAGAATGTGAATGTGAATTATTTTATCCTTTATAACATGAAAAGACCTAATCTAATAGACAGAATAATGTTTTTCGATAGATTCGACACGGATAAGTACACGGAGTTCTTAGAAGCAAGGAAAGTGAAAGATATTATTGAAATGGAAGAAGATGAATTTAACTATAATTACGGATGCTTACGATTAATTCAGTTGTTTCTGTATTTTATATTGTTATCGTTAGTAATGTTTGGAATTTATAAATTTATTTAAGATGATATTAGGATACGAGAGCTTGACACAAGAGCTTAACGACGAAGAATTAATGTTGGCTAATAGGTTAGTTTCAGCATTTAAAAAACGCACTAAAGATAATCCAGTAACAGCACCAGAGATTGTATCTGGAGTTAATGCAAATATTACACTTACTCAAAAGTTTTCAGAACGTAGATTAAGAAAGATAATTAACTACTATCGAGTACAAGGTATTTTGCCTATTATAAGCACTTCTAAGGGGTATTATACAAGTTATGAAGTAAAAGATATAGAGTTTATGATTACTTCACTTAGTCAACGTGCAAATAGTATTTTAGAAGGGTGCTATGGAATGCAAAGAATTTTAAAAGAAATTAAATAAAAGTATGTATTACAATTGGAAATTAAGTGAAACAAACTTCACGAAAGATAAAGGAAAAGTATTTAGTTGTTTTGCTTGTGGTGGCGGTTCAACAATGGGTTACAAGTTAGCTGGCTTTGATGTAATAGGTCATAACGATATAGATCCTAAAATGGTAGATGTTTATAAAGAAAACCATAAACCAAAATTTAGTTACTTAGAAAGTATTACAACATTTGCAAAACGTAAAGATTTACCAAAAGAACTTTACAACTTAGATATTTTGGATGGTTCTCCACCTTGCAGTAGTTTTTCAATGGCTGGTAATCGTGAAAAGGATTGGGGTAAAGAAAAAAAATTCAGAGAGGGACAAGAATTACAAGTTTTAGATACTTTGTTTTTTGACTTCATAGACCTTGCAAAAGAGTTACAACCAAAAGTTGTTGTTGCTGAAAATGTAAAAGGGTTATTGTTAGGTGAAGCTAAAAAATATGTTATTGAAATTTACAAAGCATTTGATGAAGCAGGTTATACTTGCCAACATTTTCTATTAAACGCATCTAAAATGGGTGTTCCACAAAGGAGGGAAAGAGTATTTTTTATTGCGTTACGTAAAGATTTAGCACCAAAATTTATGGAGTATGTAGATATGTTTACAGAACTTCCAAAGATTGAATTAGATTTTAACGAAAAAATAATACCATTTAAAGAAATATTTGAAGACTATTCAGATAGGCCATTAACAGAAGGTAAAATAAAAAGTACGTGGGAACTTAGAAAGTTTGGAGATTTGGATATGAGTTGTACATCTGGAAGAGAATATAATAAACCAAATAGCTTTTTTAATTATAATTATATATATAATGACAAAGTAAGTAATACAATAACAGCAAAAGATTGCAATGTATTATTTGATTATCCTAGATATTTTAATGTTTCAGAATTAAAAAAAGCTGGAAGTTATCCTTCAGATTATAACTTTTTAAAGATTAAACCTCATTATCTAATTGGTATGAGTGTACCACCTTTAATGACTGGTAAAATAGCAGAACAGATTTATAAACAATGGTTATCTAAATTATAAAAAATTAAAAAAAGATATAGTAATTAAATAATTTACTATATTTGTACTCGTACTGGTCTCACACTATAAGTACTAAGATATTTTAAAGTCCTAACAATAAGTAGCGAAGTGAGACCCGTGAAAGTTGTTAGGACTTTTTTTTGTTTAATTAAATAACGGAATGTTATGGATTTTTTAGAAAAAGATTTGGAAGAAATCATTTACTTATCAGATAAAGATGCTTTGTCAGATAAAGGATTGTATTTAAAAGGTGTTTTAAAAAGACAGCTTAAAATAGGTAATTACGGAATTGCAGATTTAGTTAATATTTATAAGCCTTACTATTCAAGAAGTGTTAAAATTGACAATGAATATCATGTCGTACACAATAAAGGAATAATAGAAGTTATTGAACTAAAAAAAGATAAAATAGGAGTTAGTACATTTTTTCAAGCATTAAATTATGTAAAAGGAATAAAATCTTATTTAGAAATGAGAGGTTGTAGTGATTTATTTAATTTTAAAATAGTATTAATAGGCAAATCAGTAGATTTAAGTAGTTCTTTTTGCTATTTATCAGATTTGTTTGATGTACATGTAGAAGATTCATATATTGAACAAAAATGTGTTACTGCTGTTGAATTATATACTTATTCTTACGATTTAGATGGAATAAAATTTAAAGAGATACATGGATATAATCTAACTAATAAAGGTTTTTAATCATGGCTGTATTTAGAAAAATTCACACGTCTTTTTGGTCAGATACATTTGTTCAAGATTTGGATAACGACCATAAATTATTTTATCTGTATGTATTAACTAACGAAAGAACTAAGCAATGTGGTATTTATGAAATATCAAAAAAACAGATTTCTTATGACTTAGGATATAGTATAGATAGAGTATCTAAACTGCTTAAATTCTTTATTGATAATGGTAAAATTCTTTATTCTGAAATAACAAAAGAGTTAGCAATTAAGAATTGGAACAAATTTAATGGTTCTACATCACCTAAAGTTGTAAGTTGCGTAAAATCAGAGCTTTCCAATGTAAAAGATACTCTATTGATACAGTATGTAAACGGTATATATACTGCATCGCAAGAAGAAGAAGAACAAGAAGAAGAAGAAGATTGCGTTTCTAACGAAACTAAACCTACCAAAATTTCTTTTGAAGAAAGACAGCAAAGATTTTTAGATTGGTTTAACGATAGAGTTTTATTTCATAAAGGTAAACTTGGAGGTTTTACAATATTATCCAAAACAACACAAGGAAACCTAAAAACTATTTTAAAAAATAATTATACTGGAGAACAACTTAACAAAGCATTTTCAAATATGTATAATTCAAAATGGGTAAAAGAAACAAATAATTGTACACCTACTCATTTTTTAGTCATAGATAATTTTCAAAGGTATTTAAACCAAGATTCAAGTTCGGGTAATGTAGTACATACAAACATTGAATTGAATTGATATGTACAAGCAACTACACGATGTTTCGGCAGACTTGAATAGTCTTAGGGAGCAAGGAATACAGCATGGTAAATACATTGGATGGGATTTTAATTCACTTCCACTTACAATAAAAGAAGGTAGTACAACTTATATCGGTGCTTCTCCTGCAAGTGGTAAAACAGAGTTGTGGTTTGAATTTTTAATAAATCTTTCTTGTCAGTACGGATGGAGACACATTGTATATTCACCAGAGACTGGAACTCCAGAGGAAATATTTGCAGAACTATGTTACAAGTTTATTGGTAAACCATATATTAAAAGTCAAGGTAGAGAAATGAATATAACCGAAAGAACTAAAGCAGAATATTTTATTGGTGAGCATTTTATCATAGTAGACCCAGTAGATGCAGATTTAACTATTGATATGTTTTATTCACTTTGTGATAGTATTGAAAGAGATTTAGGTAAAAAGTTTCATACAACTACGATTGACCCATGGAATGAACTAACGGAAAGCTATGAACCAAACGATTTAGGCAGAGAAGATAAATATTTGAGTAGAATTTTAGGATTAGTTCGTAAGAATGCAAGAAAGACAAATAGACATAATTGCATAATTAACCACGTTAGAGACCAAGCACCAGTAACCAAAGATGGTAAAACTTACTATCCAATGCC